GGTATTTGTTGGCCATGTTTTACACCAATGACGACACGTATTGCATCGTAACAATTGCAGAAGGCGTTGCAGGGCGCGTGGGCGAAGCCGCCGTCGGAAGCTGTTGGAGGGACACCTGAATGTCATCGGTATGCCACATGATCTCGATGAAGTCCCCCGGGTCCATGTCCAAGAAAAAGTTCAGCGCCGCGATCAAGTGCCCATCCACCCCGCCGTGACTGTTCGGAACAGAGAACCGGCTGTTGCTGCTCGCGATGTTCGTCCCGTTCTTGCGAAACCACACGTCCGTGTCGTGAATCTGCGTGTCGGTGTTAACGAACTGAAAGCTGAACTGCAGGTTATAGATGCCTGCGTAGTCCACTGTGACCTTGGACGGGAGCGTGCCTGTAATCGTCGTGCTGGCGACCTCTTGCGAAGTGTTCACCGTGTACGTACCAGTGCCACCACTGCCTGTGCCGTAGGCCGTGATCCGCGTGCCTGCGGTCACGCCAGTGCCCGTGAGCTGCATCCCAAGCTCAATCGTGCCGGAGGTGACTGCCGTTACATTGAGCACGGTGCCCGCGCCGGGGGGTGTTCCGTCGTTGATCGTGCCGGTGAAAACAGCCGTACGGTCACTTATGTAGATGCCGTTTGTGTAGTCAGTGGTGTTCAGCCGAACTGCGTAGGCAGCGGTAGTGGCCCCTGCAATCTGATCAGTATCGTCTTGAAACGCGCCATAGGCCAACAGGATTCCCTGCGTGCCGGACTGCCCTGCGCGGCCCACGGTGCCGTCAAACCACGACTGCGCCCCCGCAGTGTCCTGATCCACCACAGAGCCGTAGCTGCTGTTAAGCAGAAGAATCACCTGTTCCAGCGAGCGCACCAGCTGGTTGAACTGCTCCGGGCTGTAGGCCGCCGAGGCGTTGGGCAGACGGACGTTATTGATCTTGCTCATCGCAGACCATCCGGTTGGATATCGACACGCAGCGTTCCGAAGCGCCAGAACGAATTCAGCTCGTCGTTCTCAATGCGCAGGGATATCTGTCGCCCACGGGCGCGGGTGTCCACCTTTTCAGTGGTCGGCGTGATGACATACGGGTCCAAGGAACTCGGGCTGGCAGTGGCCTGCGGATAGGGGCGCAACAACAGGCGTATGGTCAGGTCGCCTACCTGATTCTTGAAGTCGGGAATGAAGCGCTTCATGTACAGCATGTTGTCGCCATCCCCGATGTCAAAGTAGCCGGACACCAGATAGTTGGGCATCGATACGCCGTTGTCGTTCGTGCCAGACTCCTGCTGGTACACAATCGCCCGACCGGCAGTCAGTCCGTAGATGGTGCTGATCGTGCTCTGCGTTCCTTCCGGGTAGTACTTCGTGGCCACCGGCTTGGGGTACGCGCTCAGATCCACCCATGCCGTGCGGGCCATGGTGCCAATCGACCAGACGTTTTCGAGGTAATTGAAGCTCACATAACGGTCGATGTAGTCGCTGGTGAACGAGCAGTACCACCACGTCACCTCGTTGAACTGGCTGTTCAGACCCACATGAACCTTGGTCTTCTGCACCTGATTGAGGTCCTTGAACACGTAGTCCTGCACCGTACAGGAGAGCTTCTTGACGGTACCGTCGAACACGTAGAAGGCCTCGGTGCCCATCCAGAACGTCACGCCATTGACATCCACAGCCGCGTGGGGCCCGATACAGCCGCAGTTGGCGCCCAGCTGCTGGAAGCCGAAGGTGAACGGCGGCCCAAGGAACTGCTGGCCGTGCAGTGAGGTGTCGGTGAAGATCAGGATCTGGCCGCGCGAGCGCACTGCCGTGACGATCTGGTTGCCGTCCGTGAGCCGTTGACCGCCGGCCGTGTTGGTCGCGCTCTCGACGAACTGCGTGATGTCCTCCTGATTGGAGAACCGCACGAACATCGGATCCTGTGAGGACGGTGTGCCAATGACGGATTCCGTGCCGAAGCAGACAAGGTGCCTGTCAGGCGTGGAGACCAGCGCGTACTTGCTCTTGGTCGGAGCGCCCGAGAGCACCGTTGCGCGGGCCGATGTTCCTGCTGACAGGTCCCAGTAATACGCCGGGCCGTCTACCAGCTGGCAGACCACGTCCTCGCCGTAGTTGTCAAACTGCCAGACGCGGGACTCCAGTGCAGGGGTGGTGCCTGCGGTACGTGGCGTGCCCCATGTGCTCTGGCCCCATGTGCCGGTGCCCCAGCCGAAGTCGAAGTAGTTGACATCAGATCCGACGGAAATCTGGTAAGCGCCGATCACAGAGGCGCCGCCGTTGCCTGAATCACTGGCGTTGGCCGCCACAGGCGCCGTGATGGTGTACGCATTGGCGCTGACAATGGAGGTGATTTCGTACTCAGAGTTCAGGATGGCAGCGGTGATGTTGCCGCCCAGCGCTACTGCCCCACTGAAGGTAACAAAATCGCCCAACTCGGCCCCGTGGCCCGTGTCGGTCACCATGATGGTGGCCGAGCCGTCGGTCGCGGCAAAGGTGACTGCACCTGCCGTGGTAGTGTCCCGCAGTGGGGTGATGTCAAACCACAGGCTGCCCGTGGAAACGTAGAGCTTTTTGGTGGTGCCCACCATGACGTAGGGAATGCCAGACAGGCTCGTCCACGTAAACACCTCGCTGGGCATGCCCACGAGGTAGGTATCTTGGCCCTCGAAGCCTTCCCAGCCGCCTATTTTCTCAGGCAGGCCGTAACGGAAACGGATGTTGTCCCCGTCCGTGTAGCCGCCCTCGGCACCGTACTCAGTGTTTTGCTTGTCGATGCCCGGCTTGATGTTGAGGCGAAAATAGGCCATCGGTGATTAACCCTCGGATAAGAACAGCGCCCGTTCCGCTTCTCTGCGCCTTTCAAGTCCTCTTAAAACAACGCCATTTGACTTGCGCCACTTGAGAAACTCGTCTGCCGCGCCAGAGTAGTCCCCGCGATTGTACCTCATCCGCAAAGTTGACGCCTGAAGATTTCCTAGCCCCACATTGAACGCAAAGCTGACCAGCGCTGCAAAATGGCGGTCATTATCAGCAGAAGCAGGACATAATCGTAATATCCCAGCCTCAAAGCGATGTAAATCCTCCGCAAGAAGCGCATCAATTTCGTCAGCATCCCAGACCCTATTATGCTCAGGCTTGACTGGATAAGAGGCTCTTTCGTCGGCTTTAAGCCTTGCTTGCTCAGGGTAAAGAACATGGCCGTAACCTACCGTCCAAAGTTTCGCTGGGCATAAATAGGGGGTGTTATGGCACCCCTCAAACGCTTTTATCAAATCGCTCATTTCTTGGAGAAAGCCTGTGACCCGAACCAAAACGCGATAATCGCGGCCAATATGCTCATCTCATCGTCCGAAAAAACCTGATTCATTGCATCTGCAAACGCTACTCCGGTTGAATATGCGTACCAGATTCCCGCAACATCAACGGTAATCAAAAGGCCAACAAACAGATATGTGACCACGGGTCTCACACTGGCGCGAAGGTTGATCACCCAAGTGCTGGCCCCTTCGCCAATCTTCATGTCGTGCTTCCACATCGCCAACTTCTCTTGGGCTTGTGTCTGCATGGCAATCTGCTCGGTCTTAATTTCTTCGACTTTGGCCTGTGCAATATAACCCTCTTTCGCCAGAGCAATCTCGCGCTCACGCTGCATAGCCATCAATGCCAGCTCGTGTTTCTTGTCGCCACGGTCTTGGAAAAAGTCGAGAACCTTTGGCAGACCGCCGGAAGCGAAGCCCAGCAGCGTGGAAAGTAGGGTCATCATACTTACATCCTCATAATCACTATTGCAGCCACAATCGGTATCGCCACTATCAGCGCAATGAGCGCAATGGCGACGGCGTTCAATATCAGTTTCTTGATTTTCCTTGCTCGAGCATCAACTGCTCTTTTGCGGGCGTCACGAATACTGTTGCGGTCTTTAATCATGTCCCGATACGCATCTACCCCGAATCGGTAAACAATCATCTCTCTTAGCTCACGCTCTTGCTGCTCAATTTTCTTGCGACGCATCAGGTTCTCAATCGCTTCCTGCTCAACCGAAGACCTAGCAAACATCTTTTTAAAAAGAGGTGGGTCAGAAGCTTCTTCGTCGGCGGCTTTTACGTCAGCAATCGCACCGAACCACGTTCCCAGTTGCCCGCCCATGTCCTCCAGCTCACGGCCTACCTCGATGCCTTTTTTAAGGACATTGTATGCCGAGGTGGCAATCGCCATGGCCGAGACAGGATCGAGCATGGTTACTCACCATTGCCGTTGATCTTGTTCCACCCACCGAGCATAAGCAGGCCGAGAACGAAAATAGTCCCTGCCCTAGCAATGGTCTGCCAGATAGTTTTTTTAATGCCGCGCCAGTCGGTAATCAGTGAGCGAAGGTCACGAACATCCGTCCCAGCGTCATCATCGTGCAGCCCGACCTCTTTCAAAGCCGACTTCATTTCCTCGCGGACGATTTGACGTAAAGCGATCTCATCTATGTTCACGGGTCATCACCTCTACTGGCATTTCTACGACTGTTAACCGGCTTTTGAACGCCTTGGCGTGTATCTCCTTGGCGTGGTCAACCGTCGGCTTGCTGAAATTGATAATCCGGTAATCGTATCGCTTCGGTGGAACGAAGATTGAGTTGGTATCCTTGTATCGGCTGGAGGAAATTGTATCCATCCAGACCACGAAGTCAGCATCAAACGCCGCCCGAGTTTCTTCTGTCGGGCAGACAAAATCTGCTATCACCGCCTCGCCCCAGCGGGAGGACAGGTTACAAAGATGCCCCATCCTGCGAGCCTGCTCAATTCTGTCTTCAGGACTAAAACCAAGGTCTTTGTTGATGTTCTCACGAATGTCGTCGGCATTGAAATGGGTACAGCGCAGGCGCTCTGCCAGCACTCTTGCAAGAGTAGTTTTACCGCTACCCGGCAGGCCCATGATTAGTATTTTCACAGCGCATCAAGCTGTTCGTGTGTGGTGATTGCAGCAAGCGCAGTCATCTTGGCTTCAAACTCCACACGGGCAGCGTCAACCACGGCAGCGTCATACTGGGTAGTGGGGAACTCGTCTACCTCTTTACGCATCTCGTCGTTTACAACCTGCTGGAAGGCTGCTTTATAGCGTGAGGCATACTGGCCCTTGCGCTCATCAACGCTGATCTCACGCACACCCCAGACGATTTCCACCGGGTCTTTGGTGATGTCAAAGCTGTGCTCAGTGTACTGCTGACGGCTGGTCAGAACAGGACGCACTTCGATGGCAGACTTCCAGCCAGACTCACCGGCAGGAGGCTGAGTGTCCCAGCACTGGGTGACTTCGTTGTTTACTATTTTGACGAAAAGCATAGTTTTCTCCCGTTACGGTGTTTTGATGGCCATACCGCCGAGCTGCCCGCTTGATATAGCTTTCCAAGTAGTCAACGCGCCGATTTGTTTTGGGGAACTGTAATTAGTGGTATTACCTAAGCCGGACGCTCCATCATTCCCCCAGCCCCATGTCCATAGAGTCCCGTCTGTTTTGATGGCAAAACAGTTGTAATATGACATGATTGTCTTGGTTGACCAGTTGGTGAGTGCGCCTACTTGTTTTGGGCTGGAGTAGTCTGTTGTGTTCCCAATACCAAGTTGACCAAAGCTATTTAGCCCCCATGTCCAGAGCGTTCCGTTAGTTCTTACGGCGGCAGAGGTGTCTGCTTCTTTCATATTTACACTGGCCCACGTTGTCAACGCTCCAACTTGTTTCGGAGAACTGTAGCTGTAGTATGTTATATTTATACCAAGCTGCCCTACAGTGTTGCGCCCCCACGCCCACAAGGTGCCGTCCGTTTTTAAGGCTATCGTGTGCAGATTGCCTCCGTTCACTTCGGCCCATGTGGTAAGAGCACCTACTTGTTTGGGTGAGGAATAATTTATCGTGTTGTTGAACCCAAGTTGCCCCCAGCTGTTAAACCCCCACGCCCACAAAGTACCATCTGTTTTTATAGCGAAGGAATTTCTATTCCCTGTAGAAATACTTCGCCATGTCGTTAGTGCGCCAACTTGCACCGGCGAAGACCTATAGGTTACATTATTTTGCCCTAGCTGCCCGACATTATTCAGCCCCCACGCCCAAAGTGTTCCGCTTGTTGTTAATGCCAAGCAGTGTTCCCCAGAGGTGGAAACTTTTGACCAAACCGTCAATGCTCCAACTTGTTTTGGGCTGGAATAATTTGTGGTATTGCCAAGCCCAAGTCCACCGTTATTGTTCCTGCCCCAAGTCCAAAGCGTCCCATTTGTTTTAATTGCTGCGCAAGCTGATGATCCTCCTGCTGAACCTGCGGAAATAGAGGCCCAATCTGTTAGCGCCCCAACTTGCACTGGCGAAGACCTACTTGTGGTGTCTCCAAGCCCCAGCTGGCCGTAGGTGTTGACCCCCCATCCCCAAAGTTGTTTTGGTAACGGCGGCGCCGGCCACAGTCCCTGCTTGTTCAGCGCCATCGCCTGATCCAGTGTCCATACACCGGGCGCAGAGCCGCCTTCGCCATCGACAGGGCCGACAGTAGCGGGTGGTGATTTTGTGATGAACCCACCGGGGTATTGTTGACTCACTTCACTCTCCTCAGTGCTTTCTTCTCGCCAAGGCGCTCTTTAATTTTCTCAAAGGGAGCCGTCCAGTCACCGAACACTTCCTGCCTGACGAGCTTCATCGTGTCGTAGTAGGGGCAGGTTTCGCCTTCCAGTGCGTACAAGAAGTATGGCATCACCGGAGTGACTACCCAAGTATCCACGCCCATTGCAGCGGACAAGTGGCTGACTGACGTACAGGACGATATTACCAGATCACAGGAAGCCACAGCGTTGCGCGTATCTTCCCACGTATTCAACGGAACCTGTCGCACCCAGCTTGGGCAGGAGTCTGCGCCTTCATCCCGTTGCAGCGAGATAAACTCAGCGTCAGCGTCCTTCACCGCATCGAACATCAGGTCGTAGGGAAACTTCTTGTTGTGGTCATGCTCGAAAGCCGACTGACCCTGCCAGCGCAAACCAATGCGCTTCTTGTGGCCCTTGATGACGGTGGGCTTGCTCAAGTACGGCTTGCCGCTCAGATCGCCCAGTTCAAAGCCCAGAGGCACGACGGCACTCATGCCCTGAACAAAGTAGTCGTGGTAGATACCGAACGAGGCTTCGTGCTGGATGACAGCAGAGACTCCTTCTACACCAACAAACAGCGATGCAAGCGGCCCGGTGCAGGACACGATGACTTTGCACCCGCGATCTGCAATTGACTTGGCGTAGCGCACTTGGTGAATCTGGTCTCCAAGACCGCCTTCAAGATAGAGCATAACGATGCCCTTGCTCTTACCATCCCACGGCAGGGTGGGTACGTCAGGGCGCTTGTTGCCAAACACTCCCACGATGCGACCACGATCCATCAACTGGTAGCCCTTTTGAATCTGGCCTTGGCGTAGGTAGTACCAGCCACGGTTGTAAGCGGCGCGATGGTTGTCAGGCTCCTCTCGTTCCAGTTTCTGGCACAGTCTCCATCCTTCAGCAAAGTCGCCCATCCGGCTTGCGGCAAGCTGTAGATCAAGATCGTGCAATTCAGGAACTGTACGGGGACGATCCAGCCAGAACTCCGGCTGACAGAAAGCAGCGTAATGGTGCTTCAACAAGTCCTTGGGGTTGTCGTTGTGCTGCTTTTGGAGGACAGGTTTGATGTCGTGCATGCCTTCGTAGCCGTGCAGGTTCTCGTCGTCCTCCTTCACCGAGGAGCCGTCGATGTTGCTGAAGTCATAGTCGAAAGCGGGCAGGTCGAGGAACGTGTGAATC